GCTCTTTCCCGATCCTCATCGACGACACCGGCGGGCTGAGCATCCATGAGATTCGCCGGCGCTGCCGCAAGATGGCTTCGGGCGGGGCCGAGATTATTTTCATCGACCAGCTATCCAAAATCACGGGCGGCCTGGGCAAAAGCGAGTACGAGCGCCGCAGCGATGTCGTTAACCAGCTTGCCGTGCTGAAGAAAGAAATCCGCATCCCCGTTGTGCTGCTGGCCCAGATAAACCGTATGGGCGAGCCTGAGCCGCCGATGCTGTCACACCTCAAGTCTACCGGGAGCCTGGAAGAGGATGCCGATATCGTGCTCCTGGGCCACCGCAAGCACTACTACAACCCAGACCCGGCAAACGTACACCATGCCAACTGGAACCTGGCCAAGCATCGTGGCGGGCCGACGCGCCGGCTTGATCTTCACTGGGAGCCTAAGCTTACGCTATTCACCAACCCGCCGCAGAAAGAGAGCGTAAAAGCGTGATCCAAATCACGATCCCCGGAAAGCCCATCGCCAAGAAGCGCCCGCGCTTCGCCCGCATCGGCAAAGGCGTTCGCACCTACAGCGACCAGCATACAGACGAAGGCCGGATGCTGCTTTTCATCCAAGCCGCCGGCTGCCGGCCGATGAGCGGGCCCATCTCCGTCGAGCTCGAATTCATCCTGCCACGACCGAAGTCCCACTACGGCACAGGCCGAAACGCGGGCGTGCTAAAGGCGAGCATGCTCAATGCTCTGCCCGTCTCCAAGCCGGACGTTGACAATTTCGCCAAAATGGTCCTCGATGTGTGCAACGGTATCCTCTGGCAAGACGATGCCGCTGTAGTGCGTCTGAGCGCGTTTAAGCGCTATGGCGAAAACCCAAGGACAATCATCCACGTCGAGGCTGTCGATTCCATTTGCCTGGCCTGGCGTCATGGCTACTCCCGACCTTGAGGCCGGCGGCTTCCAGGGGCAAGCCGAGAATTGAAAATTTCGCGCTTCAGCCCATCCAGCTTTGTGACGGACAGATTTTCTCTGCGAGGCGCATAGGGACGTAGCCACCTGATATTTTATTTTGAAAATGCACAGAAAATTACAGGGAAAAATCCGATGAGCGAAAAAGAGGTGAAACGGGTTAGCCCATTGAAGGCGATTCGGTTGAAATGCTTGGAGTGCTGCGCGGGAAGCTCCAACGAGGTAAAGGCTTGCCATTTGCAGGATTGCCCCATCTAGGCCATGGAAAAAACATTTGACACACATACAATATCTCTGTAAAAAAAGAGGTATTGGCATGTATGGGTCTGAGTGAAGCAGAATTGAGGATTGGTAAAATACCATGGAAAAGATAAAGCCCAAAAAAAGGGGTAGACCATCTGTTTTCACGGCGAAGCTGAAAAAGCAAATGGAATTCCTTGCAAAGAAGGGATTCACTGAACAGGAAATGGCCGAGGCCCTGGGAATAGATCAATCAACAATCACAAAATACAAACAGCGCACCCCGGATTTTTTCACTACCCTAAAGAGCTGGAAAGCAGAAGCTGACGCAAAGGTTGAGAGATCTTTGTTTGAAAGGGCCTGCGGTTACAGCCACCCGGAAGATAAAATCTTCAACGATGGAGGTAAGCCGCTGATTGTACCAACCATAAAACACTATCCACCTGATCCAACATCAATGATATTCTGGTTAAAAAATCGGCAGCCTGAAAAGTGGCGCGAAAAACAAGAAGAATATCCAGGCGACTCCCCGCAACCCGTAACGGTCAACATCCAGGTGGAAGATGGTCGCCGCGCTTAATTTTACGGTAACAAGGCCACAAGGCCAATTCCTGGCCATGAAACAGCGATTCCGCGCTTTCGTTGCTGGTTATGGTTGCATTGAGGCCAAATCTAAGGTTTTGACACAGAGCGGATATCACCACATTGCGGACATATCTCCAGGAGACGAAGTTGTAAGCTTTGACGTGAAAAGTCGGAAATTCCGGCTTTCACCAACCAGTGGCGCGTACCCAAAAGGTAAGGGGAATCTTTATCGAGTGATAACCACGCAAGGAGAATTTGTTGCAAGCGGACATCACCGCGTTTTCTGCGCTGATAATAAGTATCGACAGGTTTCAAGCCTTTCCGTTGGGCAGGAGGTATTTTCATCTTGCGCAGACCAGCTTCTGACCAGAAGGGAACTTGACCGGATATGGTCGCCTTCAAATGATCCGCATTACTGGCGAATAGTCTTAGATTATCTGGTGAATTGTGAAGATGGATGCCGTCGATATGGTCCACTACTTCGCAGGGTTTTAGATAGCGACCTAACACGCGCTCCATCACAAGCCGATGTTCATAAACGCGGCCAACGTTTTTACCGTTCATCCTGCCAAAGGGGTGCCCAGGCGAGCTCACGAGAACGTAGCCGTCAAAATCAATATGACGACCACATCGGAACGAGCCATTCAGGGTTCCAGTTGGACCGCCTTGTGGGCGGCGTGGTAGGTCAAGTTTGTTCATCACGTCTTGAACGTATTTTTGATTTTTGCCAACAGCGATTGAAATTTCTTTTGATGTCATTACCCCGTCAGCAAGCTCAACGATTTTTTGAACGATTTTTTGATTCTCCTTGCTCCGATGTTTTGGGTTCAAGGCAAAGCCTTTTTTCATTTCCACTTTTGGCAGACCGATTTTGCGGATTATCGCCTGAACATGGCTTTTGCTTTTCCCAACAAGATCAGCGATTTCTTGAGCGTTCCTTTTACCATCAGAAAGATCACAAATCTTTTGAATCAGCTCCGGGTTCGGTAGCGGCATATTTGTCTCCTAACGTTGATTGTTTAGACTCCATATCCATATCCAGCATTATATACATTGAAAGAAAAAAAGTCAATCAATGGTTTTGGGATATCCATGTTGCTGGTGACAATAATTATGTTACAGAGGACGGCACGATACACCACAATAGCGGAAAGACCTGGATAGGTTGCATTGCTCAATGCGTCAACGCATGGCAGCAACCCGGATTCAATCAGGGTTATTTTGCCCCAACTTTTCCGCAGATCCGGGATATATATTTTCCCACAATCGAAGAAGTAGCCTTTAATCTGGGCCTTAACGCTGAAATCAAAGAATCAAATAAAGAGGTATTCCTGTATTCAGGCAGACAGCTTCGATCACTGATAATATGCAGGTCGATGGAAAGGCCGCACACGATTATTGGTTTTCGGATCTCCCATGCACTGGTCGATGAGCTGGATGTCCTTCCAATAGACAAGGCAAGAACGGCATGGCGCAAGATCCTTGCAAGAATGAGATACCCGGACGCAAACAACACGATTGATGTTACCACCACGCCGGAAGGGTTTAGGTTCGTACATGAGCAGTTTGTCAAACAGGTTCAGGATGAGCCGAAAAGGGCCGAAAGATACGGGCTGATCCAGGCCAGCACATACGACAATGAAAAGAACCTGCCGCCTGATTATATCCCGTCTCTGGTCGAGGCATATCCGAAAGAATTGATTGATGCCTATATAGACGGCAAGTTTGTCAACCTGACAAGCGGAACTGTTTACCGGAATTACAACCGGGTGATTCACGATAGCACAGAAACGATCCGGGAAAAGGAAACGCTTTTCATTGGCCTCGATTTCAACGTCCAGCGCATGGCTGCGGCTATTGCGGTTCAGAGGGCCGACGGATACCACTTTGTTGCCGAGTTAAAAGATGTTTTTGACACACCGGACATGATAACACTGATCAAAGAACGGTATCAGGACAAGGGACACAAAATCATTGTTTATCCTGATGCTTCAGGGGGTAGCAGAAAGTCAGTTGATGCGTCAAGTTCAGACCTGGCACTTTTGCAGCAGGCCCGGTTCAGCGTCAGGGCCAGGTCAAATAATCCAGCAGTCAAAGACAGGGTGCTGTCTGTCAACAAAGCATTTGAAACTATGCGGTTGTTTGTAAATTCAAAGAACTGCCCTGTAATTGCAAGCTGTCTTGAGCAACAGGCATATGGGTCTAACGGAGAGCCGGATAAAACCAGCGGGCACGACCACATGAACGACGCCCTGGGCTATTTTGTATCATACGAAATGCCGGTGATAAAACCGCAGTCAACCATCCACAGAGTAAGGGCCAACTGATGGAAAAAGTATTTGAACGAAGCAGCGACTTCCAGACAGCAACAGACCGTGGGGAGCTGGTCAGGGATTTACTGGGCGGCACACCTGCCATGATCGCGGCCGGGGAGATGTACCTGCCAAAACAAAGTGCTGAACATCCTGACGACTACAAAATTCGGCTACGGGGAGGGTATCTGTTCAACGGGTACAAGCGGACCCGGAATTATCTCGTCGGATTGGTGTTTTCGGAACCGGTCAAGATCGGTGAGGATTCACCGAACAAGGACCAGTTTACTGCTATTGAAAACGATGTTGACCAGCAGGGCAACAACCTGAGAACCTGGGCGCAGGCGTTCTTTGAAGCGGGTATTGACGATGGCATGGTGGCCGTTTTGGTTGACTTTCCGCAGGTTCAGACCCGCACCGGAAACGGCAGGCTTGAGTTCTGGGACGAAGAAAACGAGATATGGAGGGCAAAGACGGCAGCAATCGACGCCGAGAAGGGCTGGCGGCCGTTCTTTGTCTTGATCCATCAGGCCAATATCCTGGGGGTCAGGTTTGTGTATGAAAACGGAAAGCGGATACTGGACCTTATCCGGATCTTTGAAACAGTCACTGACCAGCATGGCGATTTTGACAACGACGACACCGAGATTGAGCAGGTCCGGGTGTTGCGGCGAGGGTCATGGCATGTTTACCGGAAGGACGATAAGGATAATGTGTTTCTGCATTCCGAAGGTGAAACCAGCCTTGATGAAATCCCGATAGCCTTTTTTAGACCTGGTGAACCGATTGGTAACGCCGCAGCGCCGGCGCTGGAAGACCTGGCGCAACTGAACAAACGGCACTGGCAGTCCACTTGTGACCAAGTAAGCCTCATGTCATTTGTCCGCCGGCCGCCGTGGTTCGGGAAACTGTTGACGGATGCAGATGGGGCGATTGAGTTCGGACCTGGCAGGCTGATCCATGCAGTTGACAGCGGAGCTGACCTTAAGAGCGTATCGGTCAATCCCGAAGCCGTGGACAAAGGCAAGGACGAGCTGCTGGCCCTTGAGGAAAAGATGGCTTTGTACGGACTTGTGACGCTTCAGCCGAATTACAATTCCGGCAGCAAGACCGCTTTCCAGTCCCAGCAGGAAACCACCGAATCAACCAGCCTCCTGAAATCCTGGGCTCTTGGATGCAAGGATACACTGGACAATGCCTTTCGGTTTGCCGGCATGTGGATGGGCCTGGAAGACGGCCAGGAACCGCGGATAGACATAAACACGGAATTCAACCCGGCCGCCGGCATGGAGCCTACCATGATGATGAAGGCTATCGAGGCGGGTGTTTTGTCCCGGGAACAAGTACATCAAGAATTAAAGCGTCGCGGGTTAATCGGCGAAAACTGGGACTGGCAGGATGTGAAGGCGATGATCGAGGATGATTCCCGCTTTGGCGGGCCGGCAGGAGCATTGACGGGGCTTGCTGATCAGTTCCCAGCAGTGCCAGGTACTCCAACACCAGCACCGGCTGGCCGGTAGGCTGAAACGGAAATTCGGTATTTGAACGCTCAAGGACGTATTTAAGCAATGGTTTCAGGACTAGCACCCTCAGAGCTCATCGATCTGTATCAAACAAGTAGGCAAATAATATGGCGGTATAATCTCGATAAGATTGAAGTCTCCGCGCTCCGCACCGCCATGCGCTCCGTCGAAAAAGCAGCCGAACAGATTCTATCACGTCCGACGCAAAAGCTTAAACGGTGGGAGCAGATGAGGCGGCAGGAGCTTATCCGGGAGATTGACGCCTTGACCCTGGGAATCCGCGAACAAGTGGCCGGCGAGATATCAAACCTTGCAGGCCAGGCCGGGGCGGAATCAGCCAAGTACCATAGCCAGACCATGAGCCTGGGGGGCAGGGTCCAGGGCTTCAACAATGTGGCCTTGTCGCCGGAGCAGTTCAGATCATTTTTCCAGACAACACCGCTTGGCGGGGCAACCCTGAATCAGTGGGTCAACCGGGCGTTTGATGCAACCGTGCGGCAGGGGATACTCGAAGACCTCAACGCGGGGGTTCTGCAGGGCAAGGGATACCCCGGGTTGGTTGATAACATCATGGGGCACATGGAGGGATTTACCAGGAAAGAAGCCGTGACGCTGGCACGGACGTTTGTTCAGCAGGCGAACGTAAGCGCCCAGCAAGCGGTTATGGCGGCAAATTCCGACATTGTTACCGGATGGCGATGGTCAAGCGTTTTGGAGAACAGCAACCTTCAGACGGGAACTGGCACTTGTTTGCGCTGTGCATCCCTAGATAATTCCAGCTACAATTTGGGAGAAGGCCCA